TATCAATCGACTTGCTTCTGAGCTTTATCAAAACTACGAAGATTATAAAAATTCAAGAAAAGACTGGGAACAAACCTATACTCAAGGGTTGGATCTTTTAGGGTTCAAATACGTTAATCGATCTCAACCGTTTCAAGGAGCTTCAGGTGCAACGCATCCGGTACTAGCCGAAGCGGTTACACAGTTTCAAGCTACAGCCTACAAAGAACTTTTACCATCGGACGGTCCTGTTCGAACTCAAATTTTAGGAATGGCAACCCGTGAAAAAGAAGATCAAGGGATGCGGGTTAAAGATTACATGAATTATCAAATCATGAATGAAATGCCTGAGTATGAAGCTGAGTTTGATCAGATGCTATTCTATTTACCCCTAGCAGGATCTGCATTTAAAAAAGTTTATTACGATGAAATGATTGGCCGAGCCGTTTCCAAATTCGTGCAGGCCGATGATTTAATCGTTCCTTATGCTGCAACTTCTCTGGAAGATGCAGAAGCAATCTTTCAAAGAATGTACATGTCAGAAAATGATATTCGTAAGGCACAAGTTTCCGGATTTTACTCAGACATTGAATTAGGTCGACCTAACTTTACTGAAGACCGTGTTCATGAAGAAGAACGTAAACTGGAAGGAACTAGAAAAACATATAGCTCCACGGCTGGAGATACGACTTATACTGTTTTAGAATCTCATGTCAATTTAGATCTCGAAGGATTTGAAGATATGGATGAAGAACAAGAACCTTCAGGAATTAAACTGCCATATATTGTGACCCTTGAAGCAGGAGCTAGAAAAATTTTATCGATTCGAAGAAACTATCAACCCAACGATCCACTCAAGAAAAAAGTCCAATACTTTGTTCATTTTAAATTCCTGCCAGGATTAGGATTCTACGGTTTTGGACTTATACACATGATTGGCGGTTTGAGCAGAACGGCAACCGTTGCTCTCCGCCAATTACTGGATGCAGGAACGTTATCCAATCTTCCTGCTGGATTTAAGATGAGAGGAATTCGAGTTCGAGATGATGCTCAACCCTTACAGCCTGGAGAGTTTAGAGATGTCGATGCTCCCGGTGGAAGTTTGAAAGAAGCTTTCTTTCCTCTTCCTTACAAAGAACCTTCACAGACTCTTTTACAACTAATGGGAATTGTAGTTCAAGCGGGACAAAGATTTGCTTCGATTGCCGATATGCAAGTTGGTGATGGTAATCAAAATGCAGCCGTTGGAACAACGGTCGCGCTCTTGGAAAGAGGGTCAAGAGTCATGAGTGCAATCCATAAAAGATTGTACAACGGTCTTAAACATGAATTTAAATTATTATCTAAGATTTTTTCTCAATATCTTCCTGCTGAATATCCTTATGATGTCGTAGGTGGACAACGGGTGATTAAGCAAAAGGATTTTGACGACAGGATTGATATTATTCCGGTTGCGGATCCTAATATTTTTTCAATGACTCAAAGAGTCACTTTAGCTCAAACCGAATTACAATTAGCCATGTCTAATCCTCAGATGCATAATCTTTATAATTCTTATAGAAATATGTACTCGGCTTTAGGAATTAAGAACATCGATCAACTTTTACCTCCTCCACCTCCACCACAGCCTAAAGATCCAGCGTTGGAGCATATTGATGCAATGGCACAGAAACCTTTTCAAGCTTATCGTAATCAGGACCATCGAGCGCATATCACGGCGCATATGAATTTTATGGCAACGAATTTTGCCCGAAATAATCCACCGATCATGGGAGCTTTAGAAAAGAATATTTTTGAGCATATTAGTTTGATGGCTCAGGAACATGTTGAATTAGAATTTGCTCAGCAAATTCAACAAATGAAACAGGCACAGGCTCAGGGTTTGCAAGGTCCTGAAGCTCAACAACAAATGCAACAGCTTAATATTCAAATGGAAGCTAGAAAAGCTGTCCTGATAGCTGAATATACGGAAGAATTTATGACGCAAGAGAAAGAGATCACATCCATGTTAGATAGTGATCCGTTAATCAAGCTGAAATCCCAAGAACTCGACCTGAAAGCGCAGGATGATTTTAGGAAAAAAGAAGAAACCGACGCACGAATTAACTTAGATAAATCTAAGCTAATGCAGGCTCGAGACCTGACCGAACAAAAACTCGAACAAAACGAGGATCTGGCTGAATTAAGAGCCGATACCTCTTTAGAAAAACAAGCGATGGCTAACAGGGCGAAAATGAAATCTGATCTTATTAAAAGAAAAGATGTAAAAACCTTGAAAGGCCCTCAAAGTTAGTGTAATAAAATAGAAGGAGAAAAAACTATGAGAAACGATTTCGGATTAAGACCTAGACCAAAACTCAAAGCTGGAGGACGAGTAGGAAAGCAATTAGGTGGCGTAGGAGCCCCTGTAGCTCCCGCTGGTGGTGTTGGTAGTACCGCACGAAGAGACATGCGTTCAGGATATTATCCTAATGACATGGGGATGCAGGGCGGAGCAATGTATAAAAAAGGTGGATCTATCAAAAAGAAAAAGAAACAAGGCTATAAAGCTAAAAAAGACGAATCTCTTGCAGATAGATTTGGAAAAGGTAAAGGCACCAAAAAAGAACGAGATCTTGCTTACGGAAAATGGGGCAAGCGTAGAAAAGACTGGAAGAAGGCTTAATGCCTGGAATAGAGCTTAGAGGCAGAAGTAAAATAGCGAACTATCGTCATGGTGGACGAATAGGCCTTAAAGCCGGTGGTAATGGTAAGTGGATTCAAAAAGCTACCGCTTCTATAAAGAGAAGAGGAACTGAAGGAAAATGTACACCCATCACTAAGCCAGGATGTACAGGTCGAGCTAAAGCATTAGCGAAGACATTTAAGAAGATGGCTAAGAAAAGGAAGGCAGCCTAATGCCAGAAAAAACATATGCAGAACGATTAAAACCTAGTGGCAATTCTTTCAAGGATGCTTTTGCATCAGCTAAAAAAGCGGGCAAACAAGAATTCACATGGAAGGGCCGTGACTACACAACAGAGACGGCAGAGGAACGTAAAGCAGATTTTAAAAGAGAAACAAGACAAGAAAAATATAGACGTAAAGAACTAACTGGTGAAGGTGGCGGTTTAACGGATTTTGAAGGTGCTTTTAAAACATCTAAAAAACAATTCGGTCCTCATAAAGTTTTTAAACACAAAGGCAAAGAATTTATGTCTGATGTCAAAGGAGATAAACCACGAAGAGAAGGTTATGATACCATGGTTATGGCAAACAAAGGTGGAAGAGTTGGTCTTAAAAGAGGCAGTAGTTCTAGCCCAGTTCAAAAAAGTCCTGATAGAAAGCTAGTGGCTGATTTATCAGTGAATGATATTAGAATGATTCAAAAAGCAAAAAAACATGGTTTAACAACAGTAACAGAAATTAAAGAAACAGTAGGAGCAGGGTTTAACAAGAAAAAACCTCCGACTGATAAAGAAATAAAAGGTGTTTTAAAAGAAACAATTACAAAACCTACAGGAATATTTAAAAAAGCTTCTAAAGGTGGACGTATTGGTCGTCAAATAGGTGGAGAGCTCAACCGAGGCTATACACACGGAGGTCTTATTAAAGGCTTTCCTAAATTAGCAAAGAAAGGCTGGAGCTAATGGCTCATCCTCATAAGAAAAAACCCATAACAGGGGGACCTGTAGAAAAAGATAGTAGTGAGATGGCAAAAAAATATGGACCACGCGTTAAAAAATCTCTCGGTGGCGGAGTTGGAATTCAAACGCATGGCAACAAGTTAGCTAAAGCTTTGAATACTAAAAGACCTGATCAATCATTGTTTCAAAACAAAGATGGGTATCTTACAGGTGGAATTAAAATAAGGAGCTAATATGGCAAAAGGACAAAGACCTTTTTACAAAGGGGTAGACTTCAAACAGTTTACCAACAAAGACGGATATCTTAAGGGAGGCAAAGAATATAAAGTCTCTGAAAAGATTCCTGTCGAAGATCAAGTTGGTGGACAAAGAAGAATGCTTGCAAGTAAAAAATCAAAAGTTAAGTGGTTTTAATTCTGCACGCGCCATATGTATATCCTACATTATAAAGGAGATTTATGTGGTTCGGGTTAGCAAAGATGGCTCTCAAAACGGGAGCTCATGTATATTCCAATAGACAACGAACAAAAGCCGCGATGTCAGATGCAGCTTTATTGCATGCAGAACGCATGGCGCGAGGCGAAGAATCTTACCAGGGCAAACTTTTAGAAGCCC